ATGAGTGCTATTGATATAGTACTACCAGGCAATGAAGCTTACACATACAAAGATACTAATGGTGATACACAACCGGGTGCAGTTATAGATACTGTACGTTATTGGAAAGCTGGTGCAACATCACCAACACTAACAACTACCACAGGTGAAACAGCTCCTGATGTAACTGTAGCTGTAAACAGCAGTGGTTATTTGGCTAGCACAACACTAGGTGCTAACAAAGGTAGATTCCAAACAGGTGATGATATACTATTTCAAATTGATAGTCAAGACAGTACATATGTTCCGCCAAGTCAAACTATAGCAGAACAACAAGACAATTGGGATACAAATGATGAATGGGCAAGTGCAGGATTTGATACACGCAAAGAATGGCCACATCATGTAACACCAGCTAGTGCAGAAATTAATTATAATAGTCCTACTATTACAAACAACAGCCAAAGTGGTATCAAATATACACGCAGTGTTGGACATACTAAATGGACATTAGATGTAACATATCCACCAATGGATGCAGATGAATTTAGAATATTTCATGCAATTGCACAAGCGGCACAAGGACAATCAATACCATTCTACTTTGTATTACAAAACAAAGATGGTGTTAGTATATTATGGAAAGAATGGAGTGAACTTGTAAATGGTCAACCAAGATTCCGTGATGGATATGACGCAGGTACTACTACAGTATTACTTGAAGGATTTGATTCAGATGCATCAAATGTATTTTTACAAGGTGAAGTATTTGTTGATGGTGCTAATGAAAATGGTAATTTACACACATGTTTAAATGATGTAGACTCAAACATATTTGGTGAAGCTAAAATTAGATTAGCATATCCGCTTAGAGGGTCAAGTACCGCAGGACAAAAGCTATATAAAAATCCATATCACGCAGTTGTAACACTAGCAAATGATAACTTTAGTTACAGCGTAGGATCAAACGGATTCTACAATGTAAGTGTACAGTTTGACTTAGATGGGTGGAAATAATATATGGCAACCCTAGAACAAATAGTAGCAAAAGAAACTATTCAATACTTTGACTGTGTAGCAATAAACATTGATGCTACACACAATTATTATCTTACACAAGCACCTTACAATCTAACACTAACTGACAGCAACACTTATATTGCCGCAGGTGGGTTATTAAGTATAACTGACTTTGTTGATAACGCTAACTTTAGTATTGAAAAATTAGATATACAACTAGCAGGTATTGTTAGCTTACCAAGTGGTACTAGTGTATTGAAAGAAATACAAACATTAGATTACATTGATAAACCAGTAACAATATACAGAGCTTTTATGGAAAACTTTCTTGTATCACAACAAGTAGTGTTATACAAAGGTTATATCTCAAATATAAGTGCAACACTAAGTGACGGTGGTGATAGCACCACAGCAAGTATTAGCACAGCAAGTCACTGGACAGACTTTGATAGAGTAAGCACAAGATACACAAACAACAACAGCCAACAAAACATACATCCAGGTGATGAAGGTTTTAGCTTTGCAAAAGAAGTACAAAAAGAAGTACAATGGCGTGAGGCTGGATAATGGACTCCGGTACAACTATGCAACTGGGTATTTGGTTAGCTGAAAAGAAAAGTCAACCTTGGGTACGTGGTAAGAATGATTGTTGTACATTCATTATGGAATGGCATGATTACATCCATGGCACAAAAACACTGGATCAAATATACGGTAAATACAATAACTTAAAGACTGCCATAGTGTGGGCTAAAAAAGTCCCATTAAATGAATGGTTCACAGAGCATGGATATAAATTGGTAGACAAACCTCAAACAGGTGACGTTGTAATGGTAAAACACAATAGATTTTTTTACAGTGGTTACATTGTTTGTTTAAATGTTGCATGGGGTCTACAAGATGATGCTAAAGGTCTTAGCCGTCATCCATTAGAAACTATGCAAGAACATACAATTTGGAGACATACATCATGGGCTTAGATCCAGTAACAAAGTTGATTATTAAAATTGCTATTGCAGGATACAGTTATAACCAACAACGTAAAGCACAAAAGAGAGCTGAACGTCAAGCACGTGCGGCAAGATCCAATGTACTAATCAACAAACAATCAAACAATGATCCTATATATGCACTATATGGTAAACAACGTATGGGTGGAACTAGAGTATTCATTGAAAGCACAGATGGTGCAGGTGATGCTACTAAGACTACAAAATTAAACATGGTAATTGCTATGTGTGAAGGTGAAATTGGCACAATAAAACAAATGTATTTCAATGATACTATTGTATGGGATGCAGATGATGATGGAACACCTGGAACACTAACTGCAAACAGCAGTGGTGGATATACATTAGGTGATTTTATAAGCAAGTATTCTAACACTATTATATGTAATTGGTATCCAGGAACTACAACACAAACAGTAGACAGAGCATTACAACAAAGCGTTAACCCAAATGATGATGGTAGCATATGGACATCAGCACATAAATTACAAGGTGTTAGTTATTTTACTATATTGTTAGAAGCAAATGGTGAAGTATATGGTGGACAATTACCAACTATAACAATGGTATTAGAAGGTAAAAAGATACTAGATGTAAGCACACTTACCACGGGTGATACTAGTGGTGATTTAACTGGTGCTAATTATACAACAGGTACAGATCAAAACCCTGCAGATGTACTATATGATTATTTGATCTCAGATGTATTTGGCAAAGGCTTAGACAGAGATGAAAACGGAGCTTATATAGCAGGCAAACACATAGACTTGGCTAGTTTTCAACAAGCAAGATTAGACTGTGATAGTGCAAGAAGTAATGCAGGTTACAATTTAAATGGATTCTTACAAACAGAAAAACAATTGTTTGATAATGTAGGTGAGATACTAGAAACATGTAATGGCATATTGTTATTTGTAGATGGCAAGTATCAATTGCGTATACGTAAGAAAAATGAACAGTCAGGTATACCAACCAGTGCAGTTTTTGACAAAGACACTATTATTGGAGCAATAAGGTTAGGCTTACCAGACAAAAGCCGTAAACTAAACAAAGCAACAGGTATATTCAATAACCCAGATACAAAATACAATGATGATGTTGTTATCTATGATAACCCTACATACAGAGTAGCTGACAACGGAAGTACATTAGAAACACAAGAAGATTACACTATGATTACAGATAGTGCATTAATATTAGACTTGATAACACAAACAGTAAACATAAGCAGAGATGAATACCAATTAAACTTTACAGCGGCACACACAGCATTGTTATTGCGTAGTGGTGATATTATAGAAGTAAGACATGATGAGTTTGGTTGGGGCACAGGTACTGGACAAACACAAAAGTTTTGGAGAGTACAAGAATTAAAATTAACTGAAGATAATACAGTAGAAGTAACAGCTTCATTGTATGATTCAGCCAAGGAGTTATAATGAGCATAATTACATTAAACAGTGGAACACAAGCACACTTTGTATCACAAGGTGAAGATGTACAAGGCAGTATTAACTTAGACAGATTAAGTGATGTTACTGTAACAAGCGTAGCAGATAATCAGATATTAAAGTATGATGCCAGTCAACAACAATGGGTAAACACTTCAACAGGTGCTATTACAAGTTTAGATCAATTAAGTGATGTAACTATTACAAGTGTCCAAAATGGTGAAGTTTTGCAATATAATTCAACAAGTGGCAATTGGGAAAATCAAGCCATTACAGTAACAGATGTAGATGGCGGAACTTACTAACAACATATAGTCAAACTAGGCGGTTTAAACGCTCAACAAGGGCTATATATAGCGTCAAAATAACAAGGAAGTACTTATGCACCATAACCCTAATAAACTAACAAATAAGACGTCTATGCGTCCTGTATTCAAAGCAGTGTTAGATCCAGAAGAATATAAAAAGTATACACACTTTGTATACATAAAACATCTCAAACAACAATTACCAGGTACGCAAGTATTGTATCTCATGCACAAAAATGGCATAGCATGTGCTACCAATGCATTATGTATAAATGACTGGTTAGTATTACATGAACTACCACCACGTGCACCTATGAGTGAATACTGGTGTAATTTAAAAATAAACATAAATGGAACAACTAAAATAGACAACCGCAGTGAAAAGTGGATGGGTCAAAAAGATCTTGACATGATAGATCAAGCAGAAGGCAGAGGTGGCAATAGGATGCTTAACCCAATAGTTGATTCAGAACGTGCATGGGAACTGTACAGCCAAGGTTGGAACTGTATAAAAATAGCCAAACACTACGGTGTAACACCAGCGGCAATATATTATCATATTAAAAAGATGGAAAAACGCTTGACAAAGCAAGGTTTATAGTGTATAAATAGTATTGTAAACTAAGATGTGATTATCAGGTTATAACAGACATTTGATATTCTCCCTATTCTTATTATTATCTTAGTTTAAAGATTTGCAAGGGTTATCACTTTTTTAACATTTAAGTGGCTCCTTTCAATGTATAGAGTTGAAGTTATATCCAATTGTATTGCAACAGTGCATATAACGTAGTTGAAAAATAGCAGTATTCTGCCCAATTACTTTGCAAATCCACCCAGTTAGTAGAAATACTAACTGGGTTTTCTTTTATGCGGTTTTAAACGCATTTTAACAGTTTTTGGTTGACTTTAAATAAATACAAGTATATAATAACTACTGTATTGCCGCAATATGTGGCATACAAAGCTATGTCATAGCTATTAACAAATAAGGAGACTATTATGACAAACACTTACACACAAGAAGAATTAGAAGAAATCATGCACCAATGTTTAGGTAATTGGGACAGAGAACTAACTGTGACTTTTCAATGTTTAGAAAAGGACAAGGACTTTCAAGCAGAAGCTAAAGTAGACAAATACACACCAGCTAATTGGTTGTATTATGCACAAGGTGATGTGTCACTGAATCATGCATTTGTTATTGAAGAAACACTTGAAGAATACAGAAAAGAAAAGTTAGAAACACAACATAAAAAACTTTTAGAACAATTAACTGGTGAAAAACAACCACCAAGTGCAACAGATATACTAAAAGCACTAAGATCAAGAAAACATAAAAAAGCTGTATTGAAAAAGAACAAGCCTGGAGGTGCAGTATGATAATTCTTTCACAAAAATTATATGAAATCAAATCATACCACAGTTACAATCATAGACTAAGAACCAGCACTTGGACAGGACTAAACAAAGCTGGCAAAGTGCAAGGAAGTACACTGGACAAATTGCGTAATGAATTACCCAACACAGATTGGGCTGATTTGTTTTTAGCAGTTGAAGATAACAAAGGACATTTACCAAGAAAACAGTTAAATGAATGGAACAAAGCATTACTTAGACTGTTGAGTCTTACAGATATTAGACTTAACCCAAAAGATGCTATATGCGTTGAAGGTGAATTCAAAGATTACATACTAAACAAAGAACGTGACTATAAGAAGCTACAATTAGCATTATGGGCTGTTCTTATGAGTGGTTGTGAATCACTTGAATTTATCAATTGGGATACTGAAACTAATCCAGACAGTTTATGGGAGGTTTAACATGGTGCCGGAACATTCTATAGTAACTTATATAGTTACTGATAATACTAATAGTAACTTATATATTACTACAAAAATGACAGGAAGAACTAAGTTCTTTCCCACATATACAACTAATAAGCTGATACTAGGTCTAAAGACCTGCAGTGAGATAACAGATAGGAGCTACAGATGAAATTACTGAATAAACAAACAGAAACCACTTCAACAGATAAGACTTGGGAATACGCACTCACACAGATAGATACAACTAAAATTACACAACTGAGAGTTGCTTTATATGACAACGCACCAAAACTTAATCATTTTTTTGAAAAAAGCAGGTATAGAGCAGAAGTTCAATTGTGGACAGACAAACCACATAATGCAGAATGTAATTATAAATTGTTTAGTTATATGAGCAACTTCAAGTCATTCAAAAACAATCAATGGAAACCAAGCAATGATGCACACAAAGATTGGTATGTTAGAGAAGTAGGCAGAGCTAAAGCTATTGCGGAAGAATATGGTGCAGATGCTACAATTGGTCATTGTTGTTTAAGCATGAATAAATTGCACAGTGGACACAACAACGGCAGTTTTGGACAATACAATATGCCAAGATATGCATTGCATATGTTAGCAACAGAAGACAACATAGTTTGTCAACTAAGCATTGAAGATTATCAATTTGAAATGAGTCTTGATAAAACCAGTGACAAAGTAGCAAATGCAAAACTATATTATTATCTTACGGAGGTAGGTCAATGAAAAACGCTAATGTAGAAATAGTTAAATACAGTGTAAGTAATTTAAATAAAAAAGGTCAACGTATGAAAAATCAAATAAAGTTAAGTGGCATAGACACTTTTGGTAAAGCACATTATTTAAAATTTGTATCATATGATTATGCAAATGATTTGATTTATTATGCAAAACCAGGTGAAGTTGATGTAGACATAGTATATGAACGGGTAGAAAAGTCATGGTAGTAGAAACATTCAAATGGATAAGTGGCGTCAGAGTCACAGATAAAAAAGAATACTCTAAACTGTGTGACTTAGAAAAAGACCTCATGATAGGTAAAATAGATGGAAGTTTAGTAGGATACAAAATATACAATTGTAACATGACAGCGTTTAATTCAATGAGTCAATTACAAAAGAGTCAAGCTGTAACAGTACAAAAGTTTGATAAGGATGCATTCAGA